GCGTTGCCTTCAGCAAAAAGCAACTTGTTTTCGTTTATGAAATGTGCTGGCTGAATTTTCATATTGCGGTAGTGTTTCCCGCCTACCTGCTTTTCTAGAGAATCATATGTTGATCCTTTAAATAAATCTTTATGTGTCATTTTTTTTCTCCTTTTTTTGATGAAACACCTCATACCAGGTATCACATTTATCACAATTATACATACTTACGATATTGTGTTCTGAGTCTGGATAAGTATCTTCTGTATCATAATCGTTATTCCATCTTACCTCTGCATTACAATAAAAACATTTCATAATATATAAGCTCTATCAAAATCTCTTGGATCTAATACATGCAATTCGCGTTTCGCTCTCGTTGCTCCAGTGTAAAACAATCTATGTAATTCATCTGGATCATGACTAAATGTTTCAAGTGCTGCGTTTGTTATGTCTTGCATTAGTAAAACTTTGTCAGCTTCTCCTCCTTTCGCTCCGTGTATGGTTGACATTGTTATACGAGGATTTTTATTTATCTGTTCTCCATTCGCCCTCATGTTACGAATGTAGTTTTCTGTCATTGGATCTAATCCTTCAAATGCTTCGTACCAAACATTTGTAACTAACAATCCATGATTATCTTGACATTCTTTTAACGTATACTTGTCATCAGAATGTAGTGTTTTACCTTTTCTAAATCCTTCTAATACATTTGATCCTAAATATTCGTAAATGTTTTTTATCTCTAGGTGATTTAACATTCCACCTTTACGCCAAGATTCCCAGTTATTTAAAGCTAGTAATAGTTTAAGTGGTATAGAGTTTCTACCTTTGTATTGATAGTACCAACCTTGTAGCTCACATAAATCTTTAGCATCTTCTAAAAAATGATTTGCAGAAGATAACACCAACCATCTACCCTCTGACATATCAACCTGTGTGATGTCAGAATATCTACGCAGTATTCCTTCTTCTTGTCTTGGTTTATAAACTTTATCAAATCTGTTTTGTATCTTACCTATAATGTTTTGTGATAGTTCGTGTATAGGTCCTCCAGGAATCCTGTAAGATTGATCTAGTGTTTGTATGTCATCAACTTCTTCTTTCAATGCAATAAAGTGATCTACATCTGCACCTGCCCACTTAAATATTGCTTGGTCATCATCACCTGCGATGTAAGTTTTTTCTGCACGACTCCAAATCTTTCTTACCATCTCCCATTGTAACAAAGATAAATCCTGTGCTTCGTCTATAAATAATACTTTAAATTTATTAATCGTTTCTTTTGTTAAAAAATCTTCAATCAAATCGTTAAAATCTTTTAGTCCTTTTTCTTTTTTAAATCTCTTTAATTCTTCTGACAGTAAAAATAGTGTGTTTCTTTCTATGTCTAATATGTTTTGTCTTGAATCGTAATACTCTAATAGATCCATTCGCTTAACGATGGCTGTATTTATAATCGTAAGATATTCATTGTCAGAATTAAATGTACCATCTCCCTCAGAAAATTTTGTAGACTTAATTGGTATGCCACACTTTTCACCAAACTCTTTGTAATCTTCAGGTCCCATCATCTTCTCTTTAGTCATACCTAATTGATTAAATGCATAAGAATGTAATGTTCTGAAAAAAGGCAAATCATTTTCTTTATCTAAACCAAATTTATCTGCAGCTCTATCTGCTGCTTCTGTAGCTGCTTTTTTAGTAAAAGAAAAATAACCTATCTGTCTTGGTCTAACCCCATCTTTGATAAACTGATCGACTAAATTTAATAAAGTTGTAGTTTTACCTGTTCCAGGTGGTCCTAATATTATTGTTTTCATTTCTTTGGTTCGTATATGTATTTCTTTTTTATAATTTTATCTATTTTATCTTTATTACTAAAAGCATATAAAGATGCTGCCTGACTTTTAGGAAATATTTCCCAGGTAATATCTTTATGACTATCTAAATTTGGATATATTTCTAAATCAAATTTATAATTATTTATTTTTATTTTTCTTAATATTGTTCCCTTTGCCACTAGAAATGCTCCTCTTGATATGGTTCTTGAGTAACACTAGCCTCCACTTGTTTCATAGTTTTTATTTTAATTAATCTTGGTTGTTGTTTTTTAATACGGATTCTCTCTTCATCTACAAATACATCTAATTGTTTTATTAAGTTACCTGTTTGATTTTTATCTTTTTCCCAATGATTTCGTTTACAAAAATTATAAAAGTCTTCCATTCTAAAATATGTAAATTCTCTTTTCTCATCTGTGAATGGTAGTTTATTTAGTATGTCATCAAATGTTCTTGCTGACTGTCTATTGGTAGTCCAATCTTGTAAAAGTCCTGTAAGTTCATTGACTGGATCTAAAGACTCTAATGGTTCTACTTCTTGTAGTCCTGTCATCATTGGTTTTAAAAAATGTTGTTTCCAATCTTTTGGTTTTGGTACAGGTACAACTAAGTTAGCCTGATCTAAACATGCTAATGCAAAAAGCTGCGGACTATAAAGTTGTTCTGATTTTAATTGTATTCTTTTTTTGTCTACATCTAAAAACCATTCTGGTGGTTTTGATGCATACTTTGTAAGACTTCCTAACACCGGCATCTCTTCTTCACCAAATCCTACACCAAATCTTTTTGTTCTACATAAACCAGATTGACAGACTGCATTGATAGGTGCATCTTTACATCTATACTTATCGTAACCTTTTCTGTTTACTGATTTAATTAACTGCTGCACTTCGTTATTACTTAGTGCAGGTTCCATATATTTTAAATTTGCCTCTACAATTTTATCTTCCCAAGTATCTGGTGCAGATTGTTTGTAGTAAACTGCAATATTAAACAAAGCATTATTCCTAGATCCTTGTCCAAAACCTGTTGTTGCAAGTTTGTTTAGACAAGGTGGTCCTCCAGGAAATGCTTCTTCTATTTTTTTCTCTTCTGTTTTAATCGCTTCGACTTGTTCTTTTGTGCACGCATAAACATGATGGAGCTCAAAAAATTCCTCAAGTGTACAACTGGCGCCACTATCGTTGATAGCATAACGTAATCCTTTCATCTCGTTGTAGTAGGGTAAATTTAAAAAATTACCAGTGTCCCCACGATCCACTAGTATTTCAGTTTGTTTTGGAAATATTTCTGACCCTTCATAACCAAGTATGATAGCCATAGATTTTAATTTAGATTGCATCAAAGATGCAGGAATATTTTCTTTGGTAAATAAAAATACGTGTGCTCCGCCTGATTTACTACGGCAGACTATTAAAGGGAGTTTATTATCCCGAATACTTTTAATGAGGCTAGTGTGATCAAAATTATATTCATCGATATCAATGCACCCCCAGCGACAATCATTGCTCTCCGTGATAGGGATGATTCCCAACGCTGGTCCTTCTCCTCGTAAGTGTTTGTCCCAGAGTTCTTCTGTGACGGTACCACGTACAATAAAAGCTTTTCCTTGTTGCTTTCCGTTTTCGCCGCGTTCTCCAGGTTGATATTGTCCATAAGCTATAGTTAATCCACTAAATATATTTTTGAATCTATCTTTTTTTATTATCATTTCTTTTTTCTTTGTAAAGAGGCAGCGATAAAAAAATCGCCACCTCTATGATTTAGGTAACGGTTAGTATGGTGTACTATCCGACTTCTCTTCCACATCGGCTTTTGCTTGCACGGTTCCGTCCGAGACACTAGAAGAAAAGTCTTTTGCACTTTTGTACAATCCTTTGTCCTCTTGTCCCATAATTCGGTCTTGTGTAATTGACCAGCCATACCAAGAACCTTTGTCGTTCTTTTGTATTGCTGATGCTAAATTATACACAACTGCATGCATTGGTGGTGTAACAAAGCCGCCTTTTCCGTCCTCAATTTGTATGGTCTTCATCATAGAATTCCAATTTTTGCTGACAGAAAGCTGCGATGATTTCATAGTAATCAACGCTGGCGTCATACCACCTGCTTTTGTTTCCATCAAAACATAGTAATAAGCAGTTTCCTCAAGATAATTACCATTTGGTAATCTAATCTTAGATCCCTCTCTTTTACCTGTCTTGATTATTGGACTATTAGGTAGGTGAGTAGCCACTGTTAATGGATTCCCATCTCCTTTGTCGCTTTTTTCTGGATAGTCTTTTTTATAATAACAAGGCACCACCTTAATACCTTTCTTCCCATCAAAAATTTCATGGGTAACGTTATTATAAATCATCCCAGGTTTAGCACCCTCGATGTATTTACCATCCCCTTCGTTCACCTGTGCCGATAACTGACCCAAGATCCTGACATACGGCAACGCAAGATCATCTTGCGTCATGTTATCAAAACCTGTAGCCGCATCGTCTGCGAACAAAGCTACTGATCCCGATCCTTTTTTCATTACTTCTTTACTCATTTTTCTTTATCCTTTGTTTGTTATTTCCGACTTATTTTAGTTTTGTCCTTAATCCAAAGACTAAAGACATCAGAAGGCATGTCAAGGCCGGCCTTGACACGCTCCTCATACAGGGCTGTTAATGTATTCCAAGCCACATCAGATTTCTGACTTGGCTCGTAACCATTCGCAACCGCAAGGTCAATCAAAGATTGAGCCTTGTCATCTTCTCCTTTACCAAATGTTACAGAGACATTGTTTTTAATAATATCTCCTAACCCTTGATCTCGAAGCCATTGATAGGCAGCATCTCTTCGTACTTCATCTTTAGGAAGAGTTGCCCTAAATTCTTGTTTAACAGAAACTTTAGAACCATCAGCTAATTTTATCTCTGATAATCCTTGTTCTGCTAATAATTCTGGAATTACTTTTGAACTGATATGATCAGCTTCTTCTTTTTTCTTTTTGAGTTTATCTTCTAACTCTGCAATCTCATCTTCTTTTTGTTTTAGATTAACACACTCTTGTGCAATAGTTGTAACTTCAACTGTATCTAAAAAATCTTTTGAGTCATTAATCATTTCATCTCTAATGTCAAAAGAACCACTACCTGTAAAAGTTTTTATTTTTATTCTTTGTTTAATACTCATAATTATCCTTTCTGATACATATCTACTTCAAGTGGATAGTATCTAAATTCACGTTTGTCCCACTTTAATATATTAAACTGTCCATTTGTAACTTCATGCACAGCTGCAGTAGATATACCTATTATTACAGGATCTCCAACTGCAAGTAAATAATCTTCTTTACGAAAGTCTTGTAAATTTTTTTTCATCTTCTGTACGTATGGTGCAGTAGATAATATTGCCTGATCTCTATTAGGCAAACATATTACAAGATATCCAAAATCAGATGCACTTAATATATTAATGTTAGGTGCAGGTTGTTGAACTACATAAACAAATCTTTCTTTTGGAAAGGCTTGATGAAACTCTAAAAAACTTTTTAAAGATTCTGGTTTGTATAATTCAAATATTTTATTTTTCATTTCTTAATTCTTGACAGACTATATAATAGTGTTTATATAATTGTCAACAAAGAAAGTAGAAAATGAATTATAAATTTAAAACTAAGCCTTATGGGCATCAAATCACTGCGTTAGAAAAATCGTGGGATAAAGAAGAGTATGGTTATTTTATGGAGATGGGTACAGGTAAATCTAAAGTATTAGTTGATAATATTGCTATGCTTTATGATAAAGGCAAAATAAATTCGGCGCTAATTATAGCACCAAAGGGTGTATATAGAAACTGGTTTTCTCAAGAAATACCAAATCATTTACCTAGCCATATAGATCATAAAACGGTACTATGGACTGCTACTACATCCAAAGCAAAGGATAAAGAGTATCAGCAATTGTTTAAGATAGACTATGACCTTCACATCCTTGTAATGAATGTAGAAGCATTCTCGACTAAAAAAGGTCTAGAGTTTGCCACAAAGTTTCTTAATTGCCACAAAGCAATTATGGCTATTGATGAATCTACATCAATCAAAACACCAACGGCAAAAAGAACCAAAGCTATTTTAGCTTTAGGTAAACTTGCAACCTATAGACGAATACTTACAGGTTCGCCAGTTACTAAATCACCGTTGGATTTGTATACACAATGTAATTTTTTACACGAAGAATTACTTGGATTTAATTCTTATTATACATTTAGAAATAGATACGCCACAATGATAGATAGAAACTTTGGTGGACGTCGAGTTCAAATTGTAGGTGGTTATAAAAGACTAGATGAATTATCTGATTCTCTTAAAAAATTTTCATACAGAGTATTAAAAGAAGATTGTCTGGACCTACCTGAAAAAGTATACATACAAAGAGAAGTAGAATTGTCAGACGAGCAAAGACAAATTTATGCCACAATGAAATCCGCGGCCCTCGCTCAACTAAAAGGAAAAATGGCTACGGCACCCCACGTTTTAACACAATTGATGCGGCTACATCAGATCACTTGCGGTCATTTAAAGAATGATGATGACACTATCACAGAAATAAAAAACAACAGAATGGTTGAATTACTTGATGTTTTGGATGAAGTAGAAGGTAAAGTAATTATCTGGGCTAATTATGTGTACGATATACAGCAAATAGTGAAAGCCATATCTAAAAAATTTGGCGAAGATTCTATAGTACAATATTATGGCGCAATTCCGGCAGATGTTAGACAAAAAAATATTGAAAGATTCCAGGACTCAAATTCTAATGCAAGATTCTTTGTAGGTAATCCACAAACAGGTGGGTATGGAATCACACTTACTGCAGCTAACAATGTTATTTATTATTCTAATGGATATGATTTAGAAAAAAGACTACAGTCAGAAGACAGAGCACACAGAATAGGTCAAAAGAAGTCGGTAACATATGTTGATTTTATAACACCAAAAACTGTAGATGAGAAGATAGTAAAAGCTTTGCGTAAGAAGATGAATATCGCTACAGAAATTATGGGAGAGGAGTTAAGAGAGTGGATTTAATTATTTTAAATGATGGCCTGTATCAATTGATACCAGTCACTAAAGAAATACTTGGAGATATAAAACTATTTACTGAAATAGATTGTTTTGATTTGTGTGATATTCTTAGAGAAAAACTAACTGGTTATGCAGACACCATAAACTTACATA